CTTTGTACATCGGCTGTGACCTTGGGCACATCATCAGAATCTGTGTTTGAAGTCAATACTTTGCTGGTACCTTTTATGCTATCTAGTATATTCACCGTGGGCTTGCGGAAAGAGTTGGCATCTTCTTGCTCACCGCAGTCGCGTATGCGCAGGGTTTCTATGTTGAATTCCAAATCAATTTTTGAACCCACGCCCGAACTGGAACGTGTTTTCATCAGTTGTATCTGATATCTGCCTTTTTCTCGCATGCTTCTGCTGGTAAAGATACCAAACACATTGTCCGCAGTGTTGATCTTGGAAATACCTCCGGAAATATGGCTGTGATCAAATTCTATTTCTTCCACTGCTGATCGATTCAACTGCGATGCTGTGACAAACAGCACATTTAATTCTCTGGCCAGATTACGCAATTCTTCTGACACATATTTGTCTTTCACAAACAGGTCATTGGGCGATACCTTGGCCGACACTGGCATCAAGAGATCCAGATAGTCCACACACATGAAATCAATTTTGACACCACGTTCAATTTCAAGATTTTTTACATAAGCACGTATGTCGTTCACTGTGCTCTGCGCTGGCATATACTTGATCATGAAATTGCCAGACTTTTTCTGCAGCAGACCCAGTTTCAGTTCCACATCATCGATGTTGCGAAAGATCTCTTTGCTGGCTATGTCAGTCATCATGGAATCCAATCGCATGGAGCACAGGCCTTCCGACAGTTCCAGCGTGATGTACACACCACTGAGTCCGGCCATGACCCAGTTGGCTGCTAGATTTTGCATGAACAGACTTTTGCCCGATCCCGAACCCCCAGCAAAGATCTGCAGTTCTCCGCGATTGAAGCCACCGTAGAGTTTGCTGTCAAGCACAGGCCAGCCTGTGCTGAGTTGGCCATTGTTGCTCTTGATGGCCATGAGTCGTTCACGCACATTGTGGAAATAGTCTGTGCCCAGTTCACGTGCTAGACACACATTGATGGCGTCTTTGATGATCTTTTCCACAGGACCAAAGTTGCCTTTTTCCAGCATATCTGCTGACTTCAATATGGCACGCTCTAGTTCTCTGTGCTGTGTGAACTTTTCAAATTCAGCCAAGAACCACTCTTGTGTGACAGTGGGCCTGGGTTCAAGATCTACTGAAGTCTTGGCTCGAACACTGTCCCTGTCGGGCACCACTTTGTATTTGTCAGCGTGTTCTTTGATGAATGCGGCTGCATCGCGTAGTTTACGATCAAAGTTTTCAGGGTTGAAAATGTTCTGCACACGAGCAAAACACTCGTGATCCTGCACAGCCATCTCTAAAAAAAGACGCTGCATGTCAATGGTGAATTCAATTACTGCTGATTCGTTTTTCAATTTCTCTTCTCCTCAATTCGATTTTCAAACGACTGCGTTCTCGGCTGCGGAGTATAGAAACAAGGGTGGCGAGTCTGCCATGGCGGCATACGGCATCATTCACATCTTTGATGCTGGTGTCCCAAAGTGGCATACTGACTGTGAACCCTTGCTCCGCAGCACGTTCCGCAAGTTTCAAGCCAGCACTGTCTTGGTCTGGAATAATAATTATGTCTTTGTCAAGACTTTTAAGTATAGCTATTTGATCCTCATTGAGATCATTGTGCATCAAGGCCACGCCTCCGATGCTGAGCGCATCAAAGATGCCTTCGCACACAACGATCACTTGATCCTCGGGCCGGACCACATCTAGATTGAACACATAGCCCGGTTGTTGATTGCTGATGTACTTGGGGCGGCGATCATCCAAGTATCTTGAAGTATGGCCCACTATGCGACCACGATATCTAAAAGGCACTATGATCCTGAAGGCTTCTCTGCCCTGTGCTTCAGGCGTGATCCATATGTCGTCAATGTCAATGCCACGCGATTCACAGTAGAGTCTATAGGGCTCGTGGTCAGGATCCACAGGATCTATTTCCACTGCCAGTTCCGGCAGGCTCTGTTCTTCAAACTCGGGTAGCGGACGACTACGACGTTCCTGTGCGATTATGTCCTGTATGTCCCGCAGTTTGAGACTTTCCAACTGCTCACGTTTGATCTCTTCATCGGAGTATCCGGCCCAGGTCAGCAGGCGTTTGAGATTGTAGCTAAAGGTCCTGCCCGGAGTGTAAGTGGTCTTGAATCCGCAGTTGAAACAGTGATAAGTCCAGCCTGTGTCGTGTTCAATCACGCCACCGCGCCCCCGGCGATCAGGCTTGCCTTCGGTGTGCTCACAGCAGATGGCATTGAAACTGCGCCAGCCGGACGCTGTGCGTTTTACTCTATTCATGCGGCCAAGTATATCTAGCATCCTGTTATTTTACAGGATAAAATGGTGAGTGTCAATCTCTGTAGAGTACTTGGGTTACCGAGTTGCCATAGATATTGGCAGCCACATTGGCATAGTAGGCCACATTTATGGGCACTGGTGGCAGTGCGAAACGGATGCGCACATAAGGATGATAGCCTTCGGCATTGAAATACTCTTTGCCATATTTGTTGTCGTAGTACTGCACATTGCCAATCTGATACCAATACACTGGCTGACCATCATTTTCGTTGTTGGTGGGTTCCCAGGATCCCTGTAGTTGTACCACACCTGAGTAGTTGCGGAAGTCCACTTGGAAAGTGCTCTGTGGTGAACCGTTGCTTTGTATGATGCTGGTCCAGGCCACGGGACGATTCACACCGTCGATGGCAGCGGTATTGCCAGTGTTGGTCACAGGTATGGTGATGTCTTCGCTGGCAGTAAATCTGGGAAACACTGAATCAACAATGTCCACTGAACCTCTGGCAGTGGCTGCATCATCCACATAACCTGCTAGGTACAGCGCATCGCCGCCCACTGTGGCCACTGCTGTGCCCTGCGAAATCAAGTTGGCGTTGCCTCCACCAGTGAGTTCAATGATGGGTGGCACCACATAGTTCTGTCCACCGTTGCGTATGGTTATCACATCCAGTCTATTGGTTAGATTGCAAGTGGCCTGTGCTTGGCTGGTGGCACCACCACCGGTAACAGTGATAGCCGGTGCTCCGGTATAGCCACGACCAGCATTGGCCACTGTGATGCCTGTTAGCCTGCCTGCTAGATAGGCCACAGCAGTGGCTGCAGTATTGATATTGGCTGCGCCAGGATTAAAGGTCACAGTAGGTGGTGCATCGTAAATGCCAGCGTCTACTATGTTGATCTCTACTATGCTGTTGCCTGCAAATGTTATGGTGGCATTGGCTGTGTTGGCTGCCTGCAGGGCAGCATTGGCGCCCAGGCCCGGACTGAACGTCACAGCAGTATTGGCATCATCGGGATCATAACCATCACCCACATTGGTGATTTCCACCGATTCAACACCGTAGGTGATTTGTGCCAGGCCCAGGGCACTGAAGCCTCCGCCGCCGGCAAATGTGATATTGGGAGTGTGCGTGTAGCCCACACCGGCATCTAGTACCACACACTGATCCACTGCGCCAGTGATGGTGGCAGAGAGATTGGCTCCGGTACCGGTGCCGTATACTGACACCGTGGGAGCCGAAGTATAGCCTCGACCACGGTCGGTGATACGCACTGATTTTATGATGCTGTTGCTGGCACGCTCTATGCTCCAGCTGGCGGGCTGTGCCGGAATGGCCACGGATTCTGCGGCTGTGATTATGGCCCTGCAGGTGCCCAAGCGGCTGTTGATGTTTTCCATCTGCTTGGCCAAGAGCAAATTCTCACCGTCGTTGGATATCAATCGCAGAGTAAAACTAAACAAGCTGATGTCCACTGGCTTTTGTTCTTGGTTAAGAAACTGAAAACTCAGGACGTTGTCTACACCTTTGTTGATGATAAGTTTCTTACTAAACACTGGACTCCACCTGTACGTTGTATTTAACTCTGTGTCAACAAGAAGAACGATGGATTTTTGGTCCACTAAATATGCTGAACTTGAGTACATAGTTATATATTTATGCCCAATGATTTCCAGAATCTGTTAAAAGAAAAGTACCCGTTTTTGACGCTGTTGCGCTATGCTGGCACTGAATACGTGGGCATAGTACAGAACTCTGATGACATCATAACCACCCTGTACGACTATGGCAGTATCGCTGATGCAGAACTCAAGGGCAATTTTGTAGAACTGGCCAATGTGTGGTGGTGGGAAAGCAATCGCAGTATACCCATCAATATTTTTCTCAAACAGGACTGGGAGATATTTCGCCCATTTCTCAAGACTTTTATCAACAAAGATATCGAAGTTCTCTTGGGACCGGTGACCAGCCTAAACGACATAGCCCGCAAAAAGATCAAACGTAAGTCAATTACCTTGGTCAAGCGCATGGACTAGGTTCATATGCAGAGCAACCAACATACTATAACTGATGGCGTGAGACTTTTTAAATATAAATCCTTTGCTACTGTCGCCATCCCAAACTGATTCAAACACTTCAGACCAAGGTTTGTTTTGTAGATGTGCTTTTCCTGGACGTATAACCGATATAAAAGCGGCAAGCCTGGGAATACTGTTGGGACGCATCGAAATTAACAAATCAGTATGATTTCCAACGTGGACTAACTGTTTAGACCACTCAACATCTTCACACAAGCGTTCCCAGGGAGGAGTGGCGGCCAGCATCTGATCATAGTGCTGTTGATCACGGATCAGTTGATACACTGTGTTGTTCAGCAGATCGATCTTGAAATAACCGCGCTGTTCGGCCTGTTGGTAATCTATGCTGGCATAACCGTTTAGAGTATCTCGGGGAATGTCAGTGATGTAGATGCCGGAATTGTGTCGCACCAACTGATCGTTTTTGCGCTGGCTGGCTGCCGTGTAGTCAATCAGAGCCAGCACTTGATCGCGATTGGCTAAGTCTATGTCAATGTCTGCGGCGATTTTCATAGGCCCTGCTGTTGCAAATCGTGTTCTATTTTCAATTGTGTGGCTGCGTAGTCACGGAAACGCTGTGGCCAGTAGTCAGGATCAATCCAGGCGTAAATGATTTCCTGTTGCTTTGAATCCAATCTTGACACAAACTCGTGTCCTGAAGCACAGTTCAACACAGTCCAGGCTGTGACACGTCCGGCCGTGATATCCTGTACGATGAGATTGGCATTGAGATATCTAAAGTAATCTCTGTAGTTGGCCAGGCTTGAATAACTCTGCATGGTTTCCGTGGCTCTGGCCACAGCATCGTTGGCATCTTCCCTGCGAGTATGTGCAAGCAAAAACTCCTCGTAGATTTTGTCGCTGCTCCAGTGATAGTCGATCTTGAGTCGGCGTTGTTCCGGAGCCAGTAGCCATCGCACATAGTGTGGGAAAGCGATCACTCTACTGCTCACACAGTATCTGCCAAATTTAACTAGCACACGATACAAACTGTTGTTTTCAAAACTTTGCCACTCGTCTGCGACCTGCTGTCCCAGGCTGCGTTTGATGGCTATGTAGGCCTGCAAGCCTAGCAACACGGGTTTTTCTCCGCGACTGTTGAACCTGCGTTTGGGCTCACAGAGATGCGCCAGCAGTGTGGATTCTTTGCTGAACTCTCGATCACAGTGCTGGCATTTATGTTTTGTCGTGTCCAAGGTCTCTATGATATTGTTTGATATCTGCATCTGTTATCAGTTGATCCAGTACTTCTGCGTCGGCTGTTTTGATTTCAGGAAACAGTTCTCGCAGAGTCTTGGTGCGTCGGGTTTCCCGGGATTTTTTCACACGCGGCCATGAATGCCGCTGTCGTCCCAGGCCCGGACTGGCTGCGATCAGCATATACCACTGCAGTTTAGGATGCCGGCTGAGAAGGAAAATATTTTTGTTGGCATAGTGATTGAGCAGTTGCACATATCCTGACTGTACGTCTGGAGCGGCATCAACATAACTCATCCAGCGCAAGGCCATGTAGCCACTGAACTTTTTGCGGTCTTCTGCAGATAACTGATCATAGTACCCGCGATCTCTGCGATCTATGGCAGCCAAGAGATCCCACAAAAAATTATCTCGCTCGGCCACTACCAGGCCTTTCTATAGTCTACCACTTCGCAGTTGCGGCTGATGTCTTTGACAAAATACACGCATTCGGGATTGGGTTCATCATCTAGCGGCACACACAGCATCTGTCCGTTCTTTAGTTTGGGAGCATACCAAGTGATCTCATGATATACATCAATGATCTGCGTGTCAAGGAAACTGGGACGGAACGATGTCAGTGGATTGAACTGGAATGCTTTGAACCCGCGATCATTCAGGCTGGTCAAGGGCAACACTTCCAGGTCGCCCAGTTCGGGCTCGCCTATCAAGATCTTCCAGTCCAAGGGCATTTTTACACGATGCCGGCCCACCTGTAGTATCAAGGCAGGGCTGGTAAACGATTCCAAGAATATCAATGGTATATAGTGATAGTCGGGTTCATCGGGGTTGCCGTTGTCGAATACACCAAAACGCAGGTCGTCGATCTGTTCGGGCAAACTGTCCAATTCATAACTGCAGTTGTCTAAGGTCAAGATTTTCATATAACAATTATACTTGAGATTGAGCAAGTGTCAACCTAACGATACTCCAATTTCTCTTGGGTGTAGGGATATTCTGCTTCTCGATAAAAGGTTTTGCGTTTGGTCAAGTGTCGCTTGGCGAATCTGCAGGTTGAGGTTATGTCCCAGATCTGAACAAAGTCTTTGTCTTCTGCTTTACGAATGCCACGACCAATTGACTGGATAACACGCACAAAAGACTTGCCAGGCTCAACAAGCACCAGATTAAAAATACGGGGAATGTTAATACCAACTGAGGCCACACCGTAAGTAGCGACAATGATTTTGTCTGTTGTCTCCGATACTTCATCATAATGATCTTGCCTTTCTCCTGCTTTGGTAGCACCTGATATGAATACAGCACGATCGCCCAGTCTATCTACCAAGGCACGACCTGCTGTGATACGATCCACTAGGATCAGCGTATTTCCGGTTCGATTTACTTCCTGTACTAGGCTAGCGATAGCATCCAGTCGATCTGCATCTTCCAGCAAGAACTTCAACTCGCTTTGATAGTTAGTATGTTCCTGATGATCCACCAACTGTACCACGTTCACATGGCACTGTGCCAGCACACCTTGCTGTTGCAATTCTGCGGCTGACAACTGTCCCACCACGGGACCTATGCTGACATGCAGTGCTTCGGATTCAAACTTTTCTTTGGGTATGGTACCTGTGAGTCCCCAGCGTATGGGTATCTGGCTCATGACGCCGGTCAGTAAGGTTTTCAATGCGTCAGCCTTGGCCATGTGTACTTCGTCCACTATCACACACACCACACCTTCTATGAACTCGCCGATGGTGACATCGCCTATGTCGTTGCGTGTGTTCTTCAACAGATTGTTTAGGCTTTGCCAGGTACAGATTGTATGCGTCTTGTTATATTCCTTGCGATCTCCAAAGTACACGCCCACATCCAATCCCAGATTCACATAGTCTTTTTCTGTTTGTGTCACGAGACTTTTGTTGGGCACTATGACTATGGTGCGACCATGTGATTCGCACAGTTGGCTCAAGGCCGCGGTCATGATAGTTTTTCCAGCGCCAGTGGCGATCTCCTGCAGGCACTGCGGATTGGTGATAAAATTGCGTATGATGGAGACCTGATAGTCTCTCAGGACTATGGGCTCGCCTTGGGCAGGATGCCCAGCGGGCCACTGTCGATCAGCAAAGGTCGACTCTGTGATTTCTGGAAACTCAAAGTCGCGGCTGTATTCACGCAGATCTTCCAGTTCCACATCATAGCCTTCTTCGTCCAGCACAGGCAATATTTGGGGCAGCAAGTTCACATATGTGCTGCCGCCCAACTGGAAGAACGACACCTTGCCGTTCCAGCGTCCCATCCTGACCGCTGGCAAATACCTGGCATACGGCACTTCATACTCAAACAGGCGCATGAGCCTGCGTCGAGTTTCCAGTTCCAGGCCTTCGATTTTGACATTGACTTCGTCTTTGATGATTAAGGTGGCTGTGCCTACCATGAGGTATTCCCGTCGAGATAGTCCTCGCGATGATATTGAGGATCGATGTAATAGATGATTTTTCTAGCGATCTGTGCCGGCAGTGAACCAACGTCCCAGACCACAAGACCACGGCTTTTATTTATAACTATGTCCACTGAGTCAAAATCAATGGCCTGATAGTTGTACTGATAGTCGTCCATGAATTCCCATTCGGGATTTCTGCTTCGAGCACGGTAGTATGTGCTGACCCTGTTGGGCCATCGTTGCTGTATGTCTTGGCAAAGATCGTGATAGGCATCTTGTTCGTTGATCAGTTCAACGGCCACACTGTGTTGTTCATGCTGATCGATATAATCCAATATGGCCTGATGATTGTCTTCAGACCAGGTCAGGGCCGTGGCCTGCTGTGAGTTCAACATGGCAGGCACCACAGACTCGGCATTGCTGCAGAAGTAACTGCGTAGATCTTCATGGATCTCCACGCCGGCACGCACCAGAGTATTGAGCGTGGTCAAGGTCAAAGGCAAGTGTTCAGGTATGGCCGCCATGACATGTTGATTGGCACAGTTGATCATGATACTGCCATTGACCAGCCTGGCCTGAACTGTCCACTGATCGGCCTCTGACGCACTCAGCACAGGATCCAACAAGTCGTTGACCCGAGCGTCAATGTCATAGGCCGGAGTCCTGCTGCGACAAAACTCCAGCGTGGATCTGAGATTTTTGGCAGTAACAGGTATGATCCACTCTTTGGCATCCGGATCCCACACAGCATCGTCCACCAGATCTCGGGCTCTACGATAGTCTGCCCAGGCATCCACTTGAGCGCGATCGTAGGGACTGCGCATGATAAGATGATCGTCTTGTAGACTCAACTGTGATCTTTCATGATCAGCAGTGGGGGGCAAGGGCATGACTGCCCAGGCAGCTGCCAGCATGGCATCAGGATCCAGATTGGCCTGCTCAATCTGCTGGCGATATCGGTAGACCAGTTTTTCCCACAGTTCTGCCTGCTTGGGCGTGACCGCACGATTTTTGGCTATCCTGCGGTTGTAGACTTCGGTGATGAATTGACGGTCGTATCTGGCAAATTTGATGTTTTGCAGCATCCAGTACCAGTAATTTTCACGAGATTTCATAGTGCTATTGTAACATATCGCTGAGGCGATTACAAATGCGACATCGCCAAAAAGCCGCTAAATACAGGATCTAGCAAAAAAAGGTGTATTATGATCATTACAGGCACTCGCGTCCGGGGTGGCAGATATTACGGTGGTACAGGCCCTGCATCAGATGCATATTTTGATTTGGTAGCATTATTACTGCCTGGTAACGGTACCAACGGCGCTCAGAACAACACCTTCCAGGACTCTAGCACCAATGCGTTTACCATCACACGTAACGGCAATACCACGCAGGGCACATTCTCACCATTCAGCCAGACCGGGTGGTCAAATTACTTAAATGGATCCAGTTATTTTACTGCGCCTGGTAGTACTGCTTTTGCATTTGGCACAGGCGCCTTCACTATTGAAATGTGGCTCTATGTCACTGCCTATCCAGCCAATTACGCAGTCATTCCATCGAACAGACCCTATAATGCCGGCAGTACCGATACCTGGGGTGTGTTTTTCTTTAATGACGGTGCAGTAAGATTCTCCGATGTAAATAATACTCAAACATTCCAAACCTCGGCAGGTGCTGTGCCATTAAATGCTTGGACACATTTAGCCGTTGTCAGAAATTCTACAGCATCAAACGACACTAAAATTTATATAAATGGCACGTCAGTTGCACAAGGGACAATTAACAGTAATTTTGCAAATAATACGAACGCAGTAGTCTTTGGCACGTCCTACGACTCTAATAATTGGTATGTTACCAGCTACGCATCCAATCTCCGAATTGTCAAGGGCACAGCGGTCTACACCAGCAACTTCACGCCAAGTACCACAGCACTGACCAACATCAGCGGTACATCACTCCTGACCTGTCAATCAAATCGCTTCGTTGACAACTCCTCCAACATATTTGCCATTAGTTTGTCAGGCACACCATCCGTGCAGGCATTTGCACCATTTGATCCCACCACTGCCTACGCCGCTGGCACAGTGGGCGGCTCGGGGTACTTTGATGGTACGGGGGATTATCTTTCTGCACCAAGTAGTAATAATTTTGGTTTTGGAACTGGCGATTTTACTATTGAGTGCTGGGTCTACCCATTAGCAAGCACAGCCCAACGATTGTTGTTCGGTGGTGGGGAT